TCGAGTTTGACCTGTTCTCTCAGTTTAAAAGCCTTTTACCTGTATGGTCAGTTTCTTGGTAATATTTAGAGTTATCCTCTACTGATATTATACTAAAAATACTACGTAAAATCAAATATCACTATACTGAATGAGCGAGGTAATGAGCTATATGAATAAAGTGAAAGTTGAATATGAGCGACTTCGGTCGCTTTTTTCATCGGTTGATGAAACAAAAACAAAACTTGTAGATAACTTGATTCAACAAGCAGCATTTATGAAGGTTGAACTTGGAATCCTTCAGGACCAAATAAGAAAGCATGGTGCTGTTCAAGTATCAACTAAGGGAACTCAAAGACAAACTGAAGCAGCTAAGTACTATACAAAACTAGTCAATTCATATGGCACTGTAATCAAAACACTTAATTCCATCATGGGTAAAAACATTATTGATGAAGATGATGAGTTTGACAAGTTCATAGGTAGAATGTCATAATGAATTATTTAATGAGATATTATGATGAGATTCAAAAAGGTCATATTATCGTTGGAAAAGAACTTCTAACAGTCCTAGAATCACTCATTAAAGATATAGATAATCCAAGATATAAATTTGATGAAAAGCCTGGCAATGTTAGAATCGAGTTTATAGAGACCTTCTGCAAACATACTAAAAGCCCTTTTAATGGTGAACCATTTATTCTGGAACTATGGGAGAAAGCAATCCTTCAGGCTGCTTATGGATTTAAAATGGCAGATACTAATCTACGAAGATTCAATGAAGTAATTCTACTTATTGCTAGAAAGAATGGTAAGACAACATTTATTGCAGGCATAGATCTGGCAGAATTCTTTCTATCAAAAGGTGGTGTCGATATTGTATGTGCTTCTAATACATCAGAACAAGCTAACATTTTGTTTGAAGAAATCAATAATATGAGAGAAGGCTCAAAAGCTCTATCGAATGAAAAAAGAAGCAAGAAGAATATCTTTCACATTTACTCACCAAAAACTAAAAATAAAATAAAGAAACTATCTGCACAATCTAGAAATAAGGATGGCTACAACATTGAGGTTGGTTGTATTGATGAGGTTCATGAAATGACTGATTCAAAAGTCTATGATGCCATCAAACAAAGTCAATCAACTAAGGAAGAGCCTTTAATATTTATCATTACAACTGAAGGTAATACGGTAGGTGGCTTCTTAGATAGCAAACTTGATTATGCTAGAAAAATGATCAAGGGGGAGATCAACGATGAACGAGTACTACCCTGGTTATATACTCAAGACTCAATTAATGAAGTTTATGAGGATAAAAGCTCATGGCAAAAAAGTAACCCAAGCTTAGGCACTGTTAAGACTTATTCATATCTTGAAGATTTAATGAATAAATCTAGGCACGACTTAGCAACACGAGTTACGATGCTTTGTAAAGACTTCAACGTTAAGCAATTAGAACAAGGATCATGGTTGACTTATAATGATCTAAATAACGAAGCAACCTATGATATCAATGAGCTAAGAAACAGTTATGCAATTGGTGGTGTTGACTTATCATCAACCACCGACCTTACAGTAGCACTCTTATTGTTAATCAAAAATGGTAAGAAGTATGTTATCCCACAATTTTTTATGCCGAGTGAAGTTATTAAACGTAGGAAAGAAGAAGATAATGTACCTTATGACATATGGGTTCAACGAGGTTTAATTACAGTAACTGAAGGTAATCAAAATGATTTCACACTTGTGACACAGTGGTTTCTAATGATGATCAGAACCTATGAAATTAGACCACTATGGGTAGGTTATGATCCCTGGAATAGTCAGTACTGGACTAAAGAAATGGAAGATTTAGGTTTTGAAATGGAAAAGGTCAGACAAGGGATCTACTCCTTATCAGAACCAATGAAACAATTAGAAGCAGATCTAAAAAATGGCAATGTGATCTACAATAATAATCCAATAATGAAATGGAACTTATCGAATACCCAAGCTAAGATTGATATCAACGGTAACATTCAGCCATCAAAACTTGGAAGTAAGTATAAAAGAATCGATGGAGCTGTAGCACTCATCATCGCATATGCAGTATTGAATAGATATAAGATTGAATATGAAAACATGATATAATAAACTTAAATTGGTGGTGTTAATACAATGAAAACATTTAAAAATAATGATGTCAAAATGGATGTACATGAAAGAAACAGCAAAAAGTATTATGATCTTATTGAAGAATGTGAAAACAATATTAATAGTTTAGTTGAAGAAGCCAATCTTTTGTTTAATAATGGATTTTATGCACGGTGTTTTGTGTTAGCTTATTCTGCACTTGAAGAGTTAGGAAAAAGATTGATTATTGCTGATTATATGACAGGAATTGTTTCTAAAGAAGAATTAGATAAAGCATTTAATGACCACAAGATAAAGATTGCATACCTAAATAATAATGCGAAAATGACATTAACTGAAGATGGTAAAAATAAAGTTGAAATTGTGTATGACATTAATAAATATAAATCATGGATAAGTGAAAGGCATACAGCCTTATATGTAGATATCAATAATGACACTATAGTATCACCAACAAAAAAGATAACAAAAGAATACGCTGAAAATATAATGAAATACTTAAAAAACAAAATACAAAGTACAAACTATTATGAAAGTGTAAATGGGAAAATCGGATCTAAGGCGTTTTATAAATAATTATGGAGGTCACAATGGCCATATTTAAACGAAAGAAAAAACAAGGCTCAGCTGAGTCCTTTAAATTTGTAAATGAAATTAATCTACCACTTACGAGCTTTGGGAATAACATCTCAAAATCAGATGTGGTAAAAATTGCGATTGATAGGATAGCAAGCCAGTGTGCAAAACTTAAACCAAGATACATAAAGAAAGCGAATGATAAGACAGTTACAGAGAAATCTGGCAAACTGTCTTTTATTTTAAAGCACCAACCAAATGAGGTCATGACTCCTTACCAATTTATTTATATGGTGATTACGACACTACTTATGAACGACAATGCATTTATCTATCCAATGTTTGATGGTTCAACCGGTGAAATTAAAGCTCTTTATCCGCTTAAACCATCCATTGTTGAACCAATCATAGATTCAGGTGGTAGTTACTATTTAAAGTTCAGCTTTGATAGAGAAGAATCCTTCACGATTCCATATGAGAACATAATTCACATTAAAAGGTTTTATCATACAAATCAGATCTTTGGTGGATCAAGTTCTAAAGGTGACCAAGAAGCACTCTTAAAAACAATCCAAATCAATGAGAATGTGCTTCAAGGTATCGATAATGCTCTTAAAAGTTCCATGCAAATTAAGGGACTTCTCAAAATGAGTGCTATGCTAAGTGAAACAGATAAAAAGAAACAACTAGATTCGTTTAACGAGATACTCAAAGAGTCCATTAGAAATAAAAGCAGTTCAATTATTCCTGTCGATTTAAAAGGTGATTATGTACCTTTAACAACAGATCCAAAGCTAATAGATAAGGATACCTTAGAGTTTTTGCAATCAAAAATCCTGGATTACTTTGGTGTATCAGCTCCAATATTCAATTCCAAATATACAGAAGATGAGTTCAACTCATTTTATGAACAAACCATCGAGCCTTTAGCCATTCAAATGTCTGAGGCTTTTTCTTTAGGTTTACTTACTCAAAATGAAATAATGCGTGGTGAAGAGATTATCTTTTACAGTGAAAGACTTCAATACGCATCATGGAATACAAAGGTTACAGCGATTGAAAAGCTCATGGGTTTAGGCATTATGTCACTCAATGAATCAAGAGGGTTGTTGGGACTTGAACCAGTAGAAAAGGGTGATAGAAGATTACAATCACTCAATTACGTCGATGCGACAAAAGCAAACGAATATCAAGTAGGGAAGGATGATTTAAATGAAGGTAACAATTAACGGTAAGGTTTCAAAAGATGTATTAAATACGGTCTTAGAGGAACAGAAAGATAAGATTAATACAATCGAAACCTTTTGTAAGACACACAAAATTAGTGAGTTTTCATACAAGGACAATGAGCTCGAATACGTGTATGAAAAACAAGTAGCAAAACCTAAGGAGGTTGAAAAACGATGAAGAAGGAAACCAGAATAGCAGAAGTAAGGCTAGAAGAAACCGATGACAAGATGATCTTAGAAGGCTATGCAATCGTTTATGATGAGCCCACTTTAATAGGTGATGAATCCTATGGGTTTATCGAAAGTATTAGTAGAAGTGCAATCACCGATGTAGCCATCAAAGATGTGCCAATGAAGTATAACCACATGGACTCATTTTTAATTATCGCTCGAACTAAAAACGGATCACTTACTTTAACAAGTGATGGTGTCGGATTAAAGGTTAGAGCAGAGTTACTTGATACACAAAGCAATCAAGATATTTTTAAGATGGTCAAATCAGGCTTGTTGGATAAGATGAGCTTTGCATTTGTTGTAAGTGAACAGGAATGGAATCGTGATGGTGATATTCCAAAAAGAACTATTAGAAAGATTGAACGTTTATATGATGTTTCAATCGTTGACACACCTGCTTATGATAAGACTTCGATTTATGCTCGTTCTTTAGAGGCTATGGACTTAGAACTAAAGACTATGGATTTAGCAGAGAAAAGTATGAAAGCTGAACTTATAAGAAAAAAACTAAATTTGAAAATAAAAATAGGAGAATAAGAAGATGAATTTAGAAAAAAGAAGTAATGAAATTAAAGCACGCATCACTGAAATCAAAGGTTTGATTGGTGCGGA